GGTTTCTTCATCTTCATTTTTACTTCTCTTTTCTGGTTCTTGTCGAATTCTAAATCGGTCATCAGATTTTGATAAAGTTTCAGCACCAGCCAATGTCTCAAATCGACCGATTACTCGATACATACTCGGCATACTGCTACTCGTTACATCTACTACTTCCCAAAGTGGTCTTTTACTCATTTTCTCTCCAGTTTTATAGTGTTTTCTCAAGGTAAATAGGACAATCAATGTCTAAAGAACTTTCAACCATATACCAACCACGCTCTTCAAGTTCTCCAAAATCAAAATAATCTGTCTCTTCCTCAAACTTTTCTTGTTCTTCTTCGGTCAATGTCGTATTTACGAAATTTATATCACGAGCACATTTGTCTTCATATTCCCAAAGTTCACAGTCCTCGAATTCATCTGGATCAAAACAGACCCAAGATTCTCCGTTTTCATATCTCTCACGATTTTCTTCTGACAGGCATCGACTCAGATAGTCTTCTTCTTCTTTATCTACTGGTGTCACATCCCAGTAACCCCATCTCCAGTTTTCCATAATGTTAATAACATCTTTCCTTTCAGGATGTCGCCATTCTTCGTATACGTTTACTGATTTTTTATACAATGTTCTTACTCTAAAAGTTTTCACGCACATTCTCCTTAAATGTGATTACTTTAATGTCATCTCGTTGAACCCAACGCCAATGTTTGCTGTCAACCAAAGACTCTATGGCTATGCCTTCTTTGTCACCAAAACATTTGGTCTCGGGATTAATTCTCAATACTCGCCACTCGACCTTACCCTCTTGTTTGCGTAACTGTCGGTTACGCTGATTTGTGGGCAAGAGTTCTACAATGTCTCCTGGCTTAACCTGTGTAATACTCATCGGCACGTTCAAAATCCTCATGTTCTTGAATATCTGATGGTTGTCCATCATCTTCACAGTCAACCATTTCTAGTCTATACGCAATTGCCTCACGAATGTCATACGTCAAATTAAATAGGCTATCATTAACGTCACCAATTTGTTCTGCCAATTGATTTGCATATTTCAATTCCTCATCAGTCAAATCTGCCACCCAGTCAAAAAACAATTCTCGGAGTTGACAGTCAATCGAATCCGTAAACTCCAAATACTTGTGTCTAAGATCATCTATTCCGGGCATTTAATATCTCCTTCTGATACTTCATAATTTCGCCTATAAATCTCATCATCTACACAATCACGCCAGTCAACTTCAAACCAAAAAGCTTTATTCCATCTCTCCGATTTTTCTTGCATCAACGCATTAGTAAGTTCATGAATTCGTTCCAATCGTTCAATAGGAATGTCTTGCATAAATTCAGTTAATGCATTAAGCATTTCTAGTTCACCAAAACTAGTCAAATAACGCAGTTCTTTTTCAATCTCAAACTTATTCATTTCACTGACTTCTCGCACGAATAATCTCCTTCTGATTCTTCATTGGTTTAAGGTTTTTCTTCATTTGTGAGGTCATATACCAACCAGTATCATAATAGTTTTTTACAGCACGACACTCTGTAGCTTCACGCTGACACTTAGTTTTAAAATCACACTTATCACATGGACAATCTTTTACCTTCATGTTAGTCTCCTACCACCACATAATTTTGTTTTGAAGTTTCCATATCGCACGATTGATTGAATGGTTAATCGTGTTCTCAATGGCCGATGTGGTTCGATTCTTGGCATAATCACCAACTCGATTACCCATACCGCCTTGCTGATTTCTCGGTACCGAAACATACAAAGTGGTACCTACAAGCATAACTTCTTTACAGGTACATTGCACAACCTGCGTGTATGGTTTACCTTCATAGTAACCAATCACCTCTTGTGCGTTCGCAACACTCGTAAACGTTAAAACACCAATTAAAAGTAAAATCTTCTTCATTACATATACTCCATTCTCTGCCATTCGGCTTCTTCCCATTGCATCCGATCCATTTCGGCTGCCCAGTTCTCATACTCGTCCCTAGACTCCTGATCTACGGCACCGCAACCATCGCAGGTCTCAAGTGGTGCCTCTTCCCAACGGCCAGTAAAGTGTCGGGGGCGACCATCATCTTCCATATTTAACCAAGACTGATCCAGACAATCATCACAATAAAAGATGAGGGTCTTGTGTTCCCCATTAAGGGAAGTTTTTCTGTAAATCGTTGGCATTTTATTCTCCTCTCCATTTAACGTAAATATTTGGGACCATGTTCGGTGATTGAACTCGCACCGCAATCTTCCTCAAAGATATTGCCACGAATTGCAAGACCTTTCTTAGTACGAATCGGTGCCTTCCAACTGCCCTTGAGAATGTTTCCATTACTCAGGTCAACGAAACTGTGGACGCTTTTCGAACCAGTAAGAAACTCTTTACCGTCTGAATCATAGGCACGATCATTTTTGACCACTCGGACATACTTCTGGCCATATTCAAGGGTGATGTAGTCAGAAGGTGCATGGTCAAATTTCATGCGGTCGAAATAATCGTCGTTTAGTCTCTGTACGAGTTCACGATAGGTTTCAAGCTGTTCGGTTTCGTAGTTATTCATTAGTGGATTTCTCCTGTTCTAATAAGATTAATAAAATATTTGGGATCAGGTTTGTGACCCATTTTTGTGTCGAATTTAGCAACATCGTTCCAGATGTTCCAAAAGTATTTGATATCCGACTCTGATTCGATACATCGAAAGTTGGATATTTTTTGCTTAAATTCTTGATAGTCCATTATGCTACCTCCTTCATAAGTTTAGAGTTCTGCGTATGTACAAACTCACCGTTCTCTTCGGTGATTACCCAAATGTAGGGAATTTCCCAATCCTCTCCTTCGGGTTCGCAATCGTCGAGTAAGTCCCAACCACAAACATACTCCTCAAAATACACGTTTGCAGATTCAAGGCTTTCGATAATGCGATCCTTGAGCCCACCCTCCTGCATGGCCTCAATTGCTTGGGCCGGAGTAAGGTCACGAACCACAAATGTGGAACCCGGTTTTGGTTTCCAACGAAACTCGCCGGTGAACTCGACGTGCGCTGCGTAGTTTTCATAAACCTGGGTGTAAAATCGAAGTTTCATAAGTAGTCTCTAATATTGTTTTCGTGAACCTTTTTCTATACTAGCTATTATCCCAGGATTCGAAGAACAAATCAAACGAGTATTTTTTATGACCCTCATAAAATCTACTTATGACCAATATCCCTCTATATATAGAGGTATTTGAAAAAATGAAAAAGTCTTTAAAATCAATGACTTAGAGAAAGCCCTTTAAAATCAAGGGCTTACATATCATCAGACCTTCTTATGTTTATCATAAGATTGTCTTATATTAGAGATTACTTATATTATCTTACTGATTTGAGAAGATTTTTAGGTTTCTCTTAAAATCTTCCATCTCATCTTTAATTTTGAGTTTTTTCTGCTTGAGGTGTTTTAGATCAGCGTCTGGTGCATAGAAACTACAGTGCTCCAGTTCATCATGTATTTTTTTGTGTTCGATTTTTAAACGATTATAGTGGTTGGTTACATCTTCTAGAATTTTACTTGTTCTAGTCATTATGTCTCCTTTATTTTTCTCCTTGCCATAATAGATTGTAACCTAACTCTTTGGTGTCGGTACAATACTCCATGAGGCCAGAGAATGCTTGTTTAAATGGTAAGTCTTTATGACTCTGCTCATGTTCTTCAAATGATTTCCAATAGGTGACGATAGCGATATGATCTCCTTCCTCACCATACTCACCTACACTTCCTTCATCTGAAATAAATCCGGCATAACGATACACTTGCCCCGCAATGAAACCGTCGTATGTTTCTTTGACATGGTTACACATCTCGCCTAGGGCAAACTCTACATCATCAAAGTCGATACCTTCTTTGAGTCGTGCGACATTATACAACATCACACATTCATACGGTACTGTGATAGGTCCGAACATTATGCTACGAAAGATTCTCCACATCCACAACTGGCACGATCTGGTATTGTTACTTTGAACTGTGGCATGAAATCGCCGGTGTAGTCTATCGTGGCACCATCCATGTATGTCATGGTGAACTTATCAATTACAAAAAGATTTTCTTGTCCAAGTGACCAGGTAATATCACCTTCCGATGGTTCGTAATGTAACTCCGTAGACCACTTGGATTGAAGTCCTGAACAACCACCTCCCTGTAACTCATATCGAACTACAGGGACGTTTTTAGTATCACAAACAATGGCCATTTGAGAAAGAGCCTTATCTGTTACTGTTATACTCATTTAAGTTTTGTTTCTTTGTACCACATATGCTTACGAGCATATGGATTGTATTTACGAAGCCGTAACTTAATTCCTACCTTCTCGCCTTTAGTTGGTCGACGAGCTGTGTAGAAATGTTTTGGTTCGTCTTCTGGTTCTGATTCCAGTTTTACTAGTTTATAACTTTTACTTGCCATAATATAATTCTAACATTATTTTATTCATTTGTCAATTTTTTTCTTCTTTAACCAATCAGAAAGTGCTTCGAAGTTTCCAATCACGACTTCCATATTCTCATTTCCATAGGAACGAACTGGATCATAATAAGCAATCTGTGGAACAGAATTGACATTTTGAAACTTCTTGAAAAACTTTTCTTGTATCTCAGGACTTTCTTCTACGTCCATGAAAATCCATTTATATCCATGATGTTCTATAAGTGTTTTTGATCTTTCACAAAAGACACAACGCTTTGTGCCGTAAATAATATACTCTTCTCCTCTCACAGTTTTACAAGTTTCCTATTTTCTAAATGTTCTTCTGCAATATCTTCTTTAGATTGTCCATGATAAGCAACAGCATGATGTTTCTCTATCATCAAATCGTTAAGTATGACATGAGAATCTTTCTCTGGATTATAAACTCTAAACTCACCTAGAATACGTCCATACTTACCCACTGCATCTTTATGAGTAATAAGTGTTTGCATACTTCCTTTTGGTAGAAAAGACATTACAAATTTCTTTGCTGCAAGGCCATAGACCTTTTCTTCTTTGTCTCTGGTTCTTGACTCAGGAGTATCTACACCATAGAATCGGATACGCTGATTTCTCAACCATACACCAAATCCCAAATCAATATCGACATCAGCAGTATCTCCATCTATCACCTTAATGATCTTACAGGAGTATTCATGCATGAAACTATTTATACTTTTTCTGTATAGATTAAATAGCAAGAAGAAAAGATGCACCTTCAGATTCACCGGCCCACACAATACAAACTTCTTCTTCGTTTTGGGTTTTTCGTAAAACGACCAAACTTGAAGTTGTCTTATCTTCATTTACAAATAATATAAGAGTTATATCAGAACTCATTTGAGACATTGCCACAGGAACTTCACCAAAATTATCATTTAGATGATTTACCATTCTCATAAAACTAGGAAGACAAACAAAAGTCATAGGTATCTCTAACTCATACATATCTTTTGGTGGTTTTTGTTGTGCGCTAACTATTGACGAGAATAGTAGTAGACTTAATAATATTTTTTTCATTACCAGTTGGCCCTTTCAGTTCGTTTTTGTTTTGATGTGTATGTGTCACTATCTTTTGGTTTAGTGTTTATTGTGGTGTTGTTTGTCACACTAGTTCCTGCATTGATATTAGCATTAGCAACAGTAACACCACTACCGGCACCAGCACCAGCAAATGAAGCTTGATTTAATGCCCCAGCTGGACCAGCAGATGTAGAAACTAAACTTTTAATGTAAGCTTCAGGATTTCTTTCTTCTTCTAACATTTTATTAGAAAGTTGACCTAGTTCTCTAGGATCCATTGTGGGCTGTATATATCCTTTACTTGCTTTTCTTAGTGTAGTGGATGTCTGAACTGTAGACTGATTATTTTCTGGCAACCGAGTTCTTGCCCTTCGTGGAGAAGATACTGGTTTAGATTTTAATATTTGTTTTTCTTTTTTTATTTCGTCGAGTCTTTTATATAAATCCTCTTGTCTTGGACTCATGGCATCTTCTGGAGACACCTCCGTAGAATTAAGTTCGCTTATAATTCCTTGCTCTTCAGCCTCAAGAGATTCTAATTTTGCCTCTTTTTCTTTTACTTTAGGATCAATGCCTACCCATTCTGCAAGAGAGTCTGGTAACAATAAACTTGGCATCTTTTCTACTAGAGGACGTATAAAGGCTTTAAGTTTATCCATAAAAGAATCTAAACTAATACTGGGAAAACTAAATTCTGGTAACTTCATACCAAAAATTTCACCTTTCTCTCCATCCCAGAAAAACTTTCCTATGCTAGTAACTAGATTGTCCAACCAAGATTTTAGTCCTTGCCATGCATTGCTAACTTTCTCCGTAACAGTATCCCACAGAGGTCCTAAGGCAACACCAAATATTTTTACTGGCCCTCTACTCAACACTTGGCCAGATTCATCTATTTCTATTTGTGGATCATAGAAGAACTTACCAGTAGCAGTGACCAGATTGCCAAACCAAGATTTTAGTCCTTCCCATGCGTTACTCACCTTCTCTGTAACATTTTCCCATAGAGGTCCTACCTCAACACCTAATATCTTGAGTGGCCCTCTACTCAATTCTTGACCGCTTTCGTCTATGACTACTTGAGGATCATAGAAGAACTTGATAAAATTATCTATTAGATTATTGCTCCAGGCCTTGAACATTATCCAAGACTCTTTGACCTTTAGAGATGCGCCGTCTATCCATTTCTTAATCTTTTCGCCTCCGATGAATCCGAAAATAGCTCCTAATGCACCGCCTATTATTGCACCCGCAACAGCACCAACAACTCCGAATGGTGTAAACATTCCGATCATTGCACCGATACCTGCCCACTTACTACCTTGTTTTATTGAGTTAAGTAGCCCCTTACCAGAACCGCCTAATGCTTGGCCAATGGCACCAGATAAGCCTCCTTCATTATATCCATCGAAATAATCCTTTACAACTGATAAAGTACTTGCAACACCAAATACAACAATGGCAGCAGGTAAAGCAAACATACCTAAAGCCTTTAAGCCTACAAACGCTACGCCAATACTGGCCAAGAGACTCTTTGCTGCAAGAAAAAACATTGTCATCAGTGCGCTTATAAAAGCACCAGCTTTAAAAAGTCCTTTACTAAGAAGGCCATATAACAGTCCTCTAAGAAAACCACCTTTCTTTATAGTTTGGTTTTGAACTACTGTTGTATCACCACCATCACCACCGCCTCCACCCCTTTCTAAGGCTGCCTCATTTGCCTTTGATGAGTCAGCGGGTCTCATCATTTTCACTATATTTTTTAGTAAAGCTGTTTGTTTTTTTAATTCTTCTATTTCTAGCTTTTTAACTTCACCACCAAACCCAAACATTTTCTTGACACTAAGACCTGTTTGATTTTCTTCTTTTATTTCTGGCGTTTTACCACCAAATCCAAACATTTTCTTGACACCAAGACCAGCCATCTTACCCAGAATTCTGATAGGTTTTGGGATCATCTCTAACATAGATTTGAATGGAGCCAATAGACTTTCTTTAAGTTCTTCTCTTAACTTTTCTTGTGTTTTTCCTAATTCTTCTTCTTTTCGTCGAAGGTCTTTTGTTTTTTGTATTTTATCTTCTAACGCACGAACTTGCTTACCTTCCTCGCTACGAGAAAATATAAGCTCTTCTTCTTCTTTTCGCAGTTGTTCCGAGACATCTGCTAATCTTTTTTGTCTTTCTAGTTCGTCCATTATTTTTTACTTGATGCTGGTTTATGGCCACTACCCACATATAATCCAAACCACGCTGCACCTGCACCCACAATTGTAGAAATGTAAGCTGCTTGTGCATTTGTTGGATCGGGTAGATTCATAAACCATTGAGTTGAATACCAGAACACATAACTATAGGCGACCATTAACAGTCTTGGAATCAAACGTAGAGTATCCATGAACCCAGCTGTTTGATTATACCAAGTCTTACTCTGGTCGAATCCTTGAATTGTTAAAAAGTCCGACTTATCTACTTCGTATGTTTTTTCTCTAATTAATACCTGTTTTTCATCTGTCATGTTATTTTCGTGCTTCTGCCTTTCTTCGCTCTTCCTCTTCCTTTAACCAATTCAATAACAAAGACACATAAATCAATCTTTCCCACGGCATCATATTTTCTAAATCATAATAACTATATTTGTGGTGTTGCATCAAACCAAAATTTAGTCGTATATGATTTTCTAAATCATCGTGAGAAAGAGCTATCCGAAAAAACTTTGCATACCCTCCAATGTTACTTTATTCATTTTTTTAGTCTTTGGATTTTCAAACTCAACCGTGTGTTGTAACTTAGGCATAGTTTCAAAAAAGTTTTGTACATTTTCAAACTGTTTTGAGTTTAAACTTTCCAAAAATTCATTTAGTTCTTTTTTTGTAAAATCTGTTCTTTCAAAAATTGTTTCACCGTCATAAATTCTATCAACACACTCAGCAATTACATCAAAAACAGCTTCAGTATCATCTGATAGTTTTTCAACAAGTTCGAAACTTGGATATTTCATCTCAATCATAATTGCGTCTGTTAATTTTATTTTATTTGTATGTCCTTTTGTAAATTTAACCTTTACCTTATCTAAAGGAATATCTACAGCAACATAAGTTTTATTGTCATCTGGAGAAAGTAACTTTATTGATGAGACTTCTCCTACTGATTTTGATCTGATGTTTAAAAACAAATATTCTAAATCAAACATTGCAAGAGAATTTGCATCTATCTTTTCAAATGTACAATTACTTACAATCTGCCTTACTGCTCTAATCACATTGGAAGAATTTTCTGAATCTTCCATTGCAAGTAACAGTATTTTTTCTTCTTTAACCAAAAACGGTCTATAAACTATTTTCTCCTTTGTTGAAGGTAACTCTAACTCATATGTTGGAGTATTGATTACTGGTAAACTCATAATATTGTCTCCTTATTTTTCTCATAATGTATAAATCATTCCATTGTATTAGGATTTTTCCATCTAGAATCTACTTGTAATGGCACTGGTTGTCCGGACGTAGGTTTAGAAGTAGAATCTAAACTTGGTTGTGGTCTAATATTAGCAAAAACCTCGTCTACTATCGGTGGACGTATGTTCGAAGCAATAGCCTGTTCTGCTGTCTGAACCGTAGACTGATTGTTTTTGGGCAACTGAGCTCTTGCTCTTTGTGGAGAAGATACTGATCCAGATGGAGCATTAATTTCACTTTCCCACCATCTATAGCTAAATTCCACACTTACAGTCTGATAACTATCAGCCGAACTATAAGAAAATTCTTGTGCATTAATTGTTTTTGGAAATGCCTCATATATAGTAACTTTATATGTTTCATTATTATTCATATCCAAACTATTTAATTCTATATCACAAATATAATCTGTATAGAATTTAGCCTCCCAAGAATTTTTAGAAATAATGAAATCTTGCCAATTTTCAAAAAACTTTTTTTCTGGTTGTCCAGTGGTACACATAAAGGTCATATTGATGGGACCATAAGTAAATGCCTGTGCGTGTTCTCTCTGAGGTCCATATCGTAACAAATCAGGAGTAGACCTAACATTTTGACCAGGAAAAGAAACTGACTCTGCAAAATATTCTACATACGGATCTCTTACCACAGGAGGTGCCAAAAACTTGACAGAATATCTGTTACTCCGAGCAAGATTTACTGACTTGATTCTTTGTAAAACTTCTGAAAAAGACATTACATTTGTTTCCTGATCTGGCTGTAAACAGTATTAGAAGATACTGGCCGTTTAGAATCTAATGGTCCAGTATAAAATCTTTGTACGGGTAATAAAGCAGCAATCAACATATCTTCAATTGATATTTTGAGAAACTTTGACCTTACATTTTTTGCTTTATATCTTCTTACTATTGGCTTTACTCTACTATTTCCAGATATTTGTCTCCAAGACACGTTTATTTTTTCCATTCTTTGATCCGAAAAAGACTGTATCAATAACTCTAACAATCTAACTCTCATTGGTATTGTCAAATAATGAAAATTGATTCCTACGAATCCTCCTCGAAAAGTATCTACAGGTATGGCTAATGGAAATAAATCATAGAATGGTAATCTTTGAGCCGTTTGTGGTCGATATTCAAAAAGATTCATCATTCCAAAGTTTGGTCTACCTGTTACTTTACCTTCCTCTATGTGTTGTTCTGCTGTCATGGTATTGCCACCTAAAGCTGTAATTTGACTTCTATACCATTTGGTGGATAATTCTCTTCCTTCAGCAGACTCTTTTATTTCATCGAATATACTCACTCAACTATTTATCTGCCAGCGTTACTTCTTCCGGGTGCTGCTCCACTTAAACTCCCATAGACTGGAAGTTCTTTCTTAGTATTTCTCATCGTGTTAGATAATTCCATGGTTGATGTGTATGTAGTATCTGATCCTCGAAACATTAAATGATGACCTACTTTAGTAATCATCCATGTGTTATTATTTCTATCTTCTCCATAAACATCTACAGACCCCACAATACCCGTTTCATATTCAGAACCAGATCCTCTACCAATTGATGGAAATACAGCCTCTACCATCTTTCCGACTTGTAATCCAGAAATACCGTACATCTCGCATCGTATTCTTTCATAATTTAACATATGATTAACTTGAAGTTCCTGCAGTAATTTGTGATCTCTACTTTCACCAGTCCAAGGATATGCTGCCAGTCTTGTTGAAGTGTTTATATTAGAAAAATATTTTGATGATCCGCTTTTGAATGATAGTTTACTATCTGGCCATTCGGAGATTGTTCTCCATGACGGATCGGGTGGCCAGAATACCGGAGTCTTTGATGCATGAGAATATTTGTTTTCGTTCAAGTGTTTCAGATAATCACTCTTAAAAACATCAAATGACTTATAAAAATCATTGTGTTGGATTTCAGACCCTGCCCAAGACCCATCTGAAATAGTAGACCATTTATCTCCTGTAGTTATAAATTCATAACTTAAACTTCTCATCATTGCTGCAGGATAACCTCTAATATCTGCCACAACTTCACTATCTTCAGCACCAGTAGTGGTAGCTGCATTATTAAGTGTAAAAATTAAATCTGCAAATGCTGATCTTTGGAGAGGAATTAAAAACCAACCACCATCAGTTGCAACTGGTCTATGAGCAGTTTCAAAGAAAACCACATCATGTAAAAAATCTCCTCTAAAAAGACTATCAGCTGCAGCCAGCTGTGGTCCTACGACTGGTTGAAAATCTTGAATTCTTGCTTTATCAACAATTGATAAAATAAAATCCAATGGCCTTAGATTGGGAGAAATAAAATGATGAATGTCTTCTGTTTGTGTTACTGTAATTGGTTTCTTAATTACTCCCAATTCTTTCTTCATAACATCCAAAACAATATCACTTATTCTTCCTTGATATGCTTTTGAAAGTCTAACTCTATCATTGGTTATAATTTCAGTAGAACAAAAATGCAATCGGTACTCCAACCATAATTGACTAGTTGTTCCTTGATTAGTTATTGGTGAAACAATCTCCTCTATCTTATGAATGTAGAGAGGAGTTCTCGAAGAATAATCTACTGCAAATTCAGGATGACCTGAATCCGTTGCACCTGCCGTTTCAAATCTCAACCACAAAAGTTCTTCTCCAAGAATTAATCCATTTCTGATTAGATTGATATTGTCTTTAATCTGAATCCAACCACTGACTCCTAACTGTTCAATATCTTCAAAGAAATGAATTTCGTGAACTAAAGAAGAAATATCATAAAAATTTTCATCTCCGTGTTGAATAATACACTGTGATAGTTCTACCGAACCCGGCCTTGGACTGTTGCCTGTAGCTGTTTGCATACGAGCAATATCCTCAAGCGTAGCTTTGATATCGATTGCCATATTAAGGTTGTGGTTCTGATAGAGCCGATTTGAAGTCGTATAAGAATGTTCCGATATAACCTGGATCTAATATCATAATTTGTTTTCTAGCATCATTTAATTCTTGCTCATACTCATAATTGGTTATTGGTGTTGCTGTTGGTTCATCTGCAATCTCTACTTTAATTTTTATAGTGGTGTTACCAGATGATTGAGAAATTTCATAATGATGTATTGCATTTGGATTACTATACTTGTCATTTACATAATTTTGCAAATTGCGGATTGATAAGGGCCACTCATAATATCTATCAAAGTATCTATTAAATAATAGAATAACCCAATGATATTCACTTAGACCATAAATCTGATATGCTACAGATTCTGGTGTATCTCCTTCAAAGACATCATACTTTGAAAATAAAGACCTTCTACTTCTTATACTATCTCTTACTTTAATTCTTGTTAGAATATCAGTAACAAGTTTTGTATTACCATCTCCTACAAAATCATATTCTATTTTTGGCATTGCGTTAAAATACATAATCAATAACCTCCGCGAATAGAACCTTGGTCTTGAAGTTGAAGTTCTTTAAAAGTCAATGATAAATCAATTTGAACAGGCGAATGTGTTTCTTCAAAAGTCGTGTATCGATCTCCACCATAATTAACTGATACATTTGTTAATGCACATTTTCCTATTTTGTTTATCCATTGATTTTCGCCGTCTGCATTGTAGTATTTAATTTGAAATGCCTTTGGTAGTCCGTATACACGAGCAACAGAAACAGCATGAGCTCTTGGAGCAGAATGAATTTTGAAATATTTCACTATTTCATCAACTGCGGTAACATCAGCACTACCAAGAGGTTTAAACGAATAGTTGTAACTAAATGATCTGAATCCAGGACCACTGTATGTTGCATAAGTCTGTGCAAATATTGCTTTACCGGATGCTTGAGATATTGCTTGACTTCCAATTAATTTGCCTATTAAAGCCGTAAATGAACTTCCAGTTCCTTCTTTACCCACATCGGAAACAGCACCTACCTCAGCTTTTACCCTGTCAAAAATACTCTCCTCTGTTGCGCCAGACAGCCCTAAACTTGCGGCTGCTTCTAAAAAGTTTGCTTCTTGTTGATCCCATCCCTGTTCATATGAAGTTTGTGGAGGACCAGGTATAGGTAATATAACAGCTCTGTTGCCATCTCTTAGAAAAGAATTATCTTGTGATGTTGCACCAAGCATACCTCTGATGTTATATGTTTCAAACATCATGTAGTTTGCAGTTTCAGAAGCTAACCCCAAATCTCTAGGAAATGCTAACGGTGAAGCAATTCTTCCAGTTTCATATAATGCCATTTTAAGATATCCTCTAAATAGTATAACTATTTATATGAATAAAAAGAATTATACTAACAAGAAACCTTATAAGGGTCGTTTTGTTCCTAACGAACCTGACAAGTATAAAGGGAATCCACGGAATATCATCTATCGTTCCATGTGGGAAAGGCACTGTATGCGTTACTTTGATAATAACGTAAACGTATTGGAATGGGCTAGTGAAGAAATAGCAATTCCTTATGTCTCTCCTTTAGACGGAAAAGTTCATCGTTATTATCCAGACTTTTGGGTAAAAGTAAAACACGGTCCAGAACATAGAATATGGCTAATTGAAGTCAAACCAGAGAAACAAACTAAACCTCCAACAAAAGGTAAAAAAGTAACTAAAGGTTATCTATATGAAGTTCGTGAATATGGAAGAAATACTGCTAAATGGGAAGCGGCAAAGAACTTTTGTGAAAAACAAGGATGGGAGTTTAGTGTCTGGACGGAAAAAACTCTAGGTATGAAATAAAAAAACCCCGCCGAAGCGGGGTTTTGTCTAAATGACTATTATGCTTCTGCTAGTTTAGCAAAATAGTCCAAAGTATCATCATCGTCATTTGACACACTTTCAGCAACATTCTCTACAGAAAATGTTTCCTCAACTGGTGGTCGTGACTTAGATGCATAAGACTCAACAGTTCCTGATACAGAAGTTCCTGTAAGAACCTTGTTCAGTTTTTCCTTCAGTTCATCATACGTCTTGAAGTTACTTGGTGCCAAAAACTCTTGTAGGCTATGTAACTTCTCATTATAAAGTTTTTCAAGGCGAGCATCATCACCATCAAAAACCGCTGAAGGAGAATCAAACTCGGACTTATCATAGTTCCAATATCCGTCCACCTTACGAATTTTGAGTTTGAAGTTTGCACCTTGCCAAAGATCAAATGGATTCAAAGGCTGTTCGTCATCAAATGCTGGATTCATGGCTTCGGTAATCTTATCAAAGATTTTCTTGCCAAAACGGAACAACCTGACTGTGCCATCATTCTCTGGGTGCTTTGGATCACTCACAACAAGAACGTTGGAGTA